CTTCGCCCATATTTATTTTCTAGTGGTTTTAGTATTACAAAATTGTGAAACAATTTCGAATACAAAACAACGCATATATTTTTGGAGAGCAGTAGATATTCATGTTGAAAATGAATATGCATTTAAATGGAGTTGCTATTGTGGCCATTTGGAGGTAGTTAAATGGTTACAAAAAATAGGAATAGAATTGAATTCCCTCATTGGTATTCACGATAATATTGAAATGATATTTCAATGGAGTTGCAAAAATGGTTATGCACATTATGCAATTGGTATGATATTGATATTGATATTGTTTTTGATTTTGATATAAATATTAAACAATAAAAATATACATAAGATTATGGAACCAATAAATACATTAGATGAAGCCATAAATATTTATAAAAGTCATAAAAAACTGACTGAGAAGTGCATAAATTTCGCCACAGATTATTTTTTTACGGCAGAAAAAGAAAAACCAGCAGAAGCATATATTATGATACCGATTGGAACAAAAATGAAACAAGTAATAGATGGAACTACCGAAACGGAATATTACACTACAGAAACAGAGTATTATATTAGTATTCCAAAAGGAGTAGAAATACATTTGAGTTTAATACGAGGATCATCAAATGTATTAGTGTCAAGAGGAGAATCGGGAATGATTGGAACTGGCAACAATTTGCAATGTGGATTGGATTGTATAAAAATTAATGATAATATATATAATTGTATAAATAACCGCGTATATTTAAGTCCAGGTTTAAGAATTTATGTTTGGAGAAAAACATATTTATCAAATAATGATGGTAATTTAATATTTACTATTCCGGAAGAATGGTGTTAATTTTTTTCGTATTTATATAAAAAAGCCTTATAAAATACATACATATGTATGTATTTTTATAAAACAAAAAACTTTACCATAAAACTTGATCAGCAAACCATCCGGCAGATGCTACTTTATGCCTATCATATTCGTGGCGTTTTTTATAATTGTTTCTACGTTTAGTATCAAAGTGATTTAAATCAGTATAGTGACCCATTTTGTCTCGGAATTGTTCATAACGTATGTCTCCAAAATAAACTTTTCTATTATTGACAATAGCGTAATATTTTTTAGGATATTTCTTTGATATATAAATGTTATATCCTCGATAATTTCCAGCATAATCGGCCATGATATATCAATATACTAACAAATTAAAAAATTGATTTAGTTTAAATAATAAATGTGATAATTATTGATATTATAAATAAAATGGATGAATCTCCGTTTATGATGTTACCAACAGAAATGATTTTGGAAATTTTTGATAAAATGTCAATTGTTGATTGGATGTCATTTAAATTTACATGCAAATATTTGTATCAAATTAATATAAATTTTATTAAAAAAATTAAATTAATGCTCCAAGAATATTTTCCTAATGAAATTATTGAATCGATAAATAAAAATAATATTGCAATCACCGGTTCTCTTTTATTGAAAATTATTTATGGCGCAACATGGAAACCAAATGATATTGATTTATATATAGAAAATACGCATGGAGAGTATACAAAAAATTTTATAAATGCGATGGAAAAAAATAATTTTAAATGTCGATTTGAGGATGAAGAATGCACTTGTCAATATATCGAAAGTTATTATTTCGAAAGTAAAAAATATCCATTGAAGGTTAATTTGATTTGTTTAAATTATGTTAATCCATTGAAATATATTAATTTGGTTGCTGATATGGAAATTGGCAAAGTAGTTGTCTATGATGATAAATTATATATTAAAAATTGGAATAAATTAATTAATCGAACCGATTATATTGTGCCATTATCATTGATAGCTTCCAAATTATACTACCAATATAAACTTGGCAAATACGAAAATAAAAGATCTTTAAAACGTATGTACATCAGGCAACAAAAATATACTGACAGAGGATTCAAATTTGTAGTACCAAAAAATATAAATACTATCATGGAAAAATTAAAAATGGATTATGTAAATTATGAAATTGATTTAAAAAATTCAAAAATTTCTTTTGATAGGGACACTGTTTTGTCCACATATTTAGATAAATATCACACCGATACCAATGTTTTTATTAACGAAGCGATGCTGGTCGAAAAAAATATTCTAGAATGATTTGATAATCACGTTTTTATTGATTTTTTTGTTTAATTAACAAATGAACATTATATAATGTTCATTTGTTAAACTAAATTTATTTAAACATTTTATTACAATAGATTTATAATTCTATTGGTGTACCAGGAATATTTTTTGCATCACCATCCCATATCTGATATTTTATTCCCATTGCATCAAGATCTTCCTTGAAAAATAATTGTTCATGTGTTGAAGTAGAATCATGCATTGTTTGCATAATTAAATCCTTATCGTGTTGATCATTTAAATATTTTTCGGTTAAATTTCTAAAATAAATTGTTCTATCTTTATTAAGATCGGAAAATGTTTTAACAGGATCATTAGCAAACTTGGATAAATTTTGTAAACTCGTTTGAAAAATATCACTAAGCGGTGATACCTGTGCATCAATCGCCGATAATGAAGTATCATAAGTTATATATAATTCAGAAGCGGTAAGAGCAATAATTGCTCCAGCAGAATGTGCAGATGACTTTACAAAAACTTTACTAGTGCCACTACGATTTTTCAAAACATAACAAATTTTTGAACACCAATGAGCACTTCCTCCGTCCGTAGTTATAATTATATTGATTGGCTCATTTTCTGGTATTTTAATTAATTCATCAAAAAATTTTTCGTATACATCTTCTTGGTAATTAGTCACAAGACTTAATATTCCATCTTTTTTCTTTTTATCTACCAAGTATAAAATATGTTTAGTTGCAGCTTGTTTGTTACCCATTAATCAATATATCAATAACAATATATTATAATTTTATAGACATATTTTTATATTAATAAGGAGATTGATACTATAATTTTCAATTTTTTATTCTATTTATGATTGAATCATACATCAAATTTTTTAAAGATACTATTTTGTAAAAAATTGAAATTTTAATCAACAAGATATTTCATCATTGACAATTATTACTACTATTTTTCGATAGTGATAACATCATGTCAGAAGTCTCGGCTGATGTTCTGCACAAAGAAATATGGCAAATGATCATCGGATTTTTGCCACTGCCTTATAATATAGCCGCTGGTATGGTTTCCAAAGAATGGCTAGCTATCATTCAGAATCTCCGACAACAAAGAAGTTCGGAAAAATCCCAACCAAAGCAAAAATTGTTGTTTTGTGCATTAGTAGCAAAACAAGGTAATTTGAAATTGTTGAAATGGGTTCGCAAAAAAGGATTCCAATGGGATGCAAGCGTTTGCACGATCGCAATTCGTAATGATCACTTGGAATTGTTTAAATGGGCAATTGTGAATGGTTGCCAATTTGAGGGTCCAACTTTTGCAGCTGCGGCAGAAAATGGTTATTTGGACATCTTGAAATTGTTGCGGCAGAAAAACCAAAAATTACTAGAACAAACGTATACCAAAATAGATGATTATATGCTATGTTCTAGTGCTGCTAAAGGTGGCCATTTAGATGTTCTGCAGTGGGCAACCGAAAATGGTTACCCTAAGAATTTTGATATATGTTCTAATGCTGCAACTGGCGGACATTTGGAAGTATTACAATGGGCACGCAAAAACGGTTTTCATTGGAGCGCAACAACATGTTTATCTGCTGTTGAAGGAGGTCATTTTGATATTTTAAAATGGTTATGTGACAATGGTTGTGAATGGAGTTATAGATTATCTGAACGCGCCGCAAGACATGGACATTTGGAAATATTGAAATGGATACGCGATAAAAATTGTCCCTGGTATTCAAGTACCTGTTCATCTGCTGCCGCTGGTGGATATTTGGAAGTATTAAAATGGGCCAGAGAAAATGGTTGTCCTTGGACTGCATGTACTTGCGAATTTGCAGCCGCTAATGGACATTTGGAAGTATTACAATGGGCACGCGAAAATGGGTGTGAATGGAATCCGAGTACTTGTGAACTTGCGGCCGCTAATGGCCATTTGGAAGTATTAAAGTGGGCCAGAGAAAATGGGTGTGAATGGAATTTGCAAACTATATATAATGCTGCAGGACGAGGCCACTTGGAAATAGTACAATGGGCATTACAAAATGGTTGTCCTCGTGATCATAATGCTACTAAATTGGCAGCAATGAATGGCCATTTAGAAGTGCTACAATGTTTATTAGCCAATGGTTGTCCAATGAATGATTGGATATGCAATTATGCTGCTAAATATGGTCATTTAAATGTTTTAGAATGGGCATATGAAAATGATTATCCTTTTTATAAAGAAACATTTAAAGAAGCTGCTAAAAGAGATTATTTAAATATACTGGAATGGATACGCGAAAAAGATTGCATTCGGGACATGTTTTTACGTTTATTCGTTGGTCAAAATGATAATCATGAAAAAATTACAGAATGGATTAATGCCTTATCCAAATAAAATTTTTTAACATATATTCATAAATATATATGGATATGGTTAAAAAATTTGAAATTTTGACCAGTTGGATTATCCAATCGCTATCACCAGTCTTATTACGGTACAATGTCAAAGATTCTGGACAAAGAAATATGACACTTGATCATTGGATTTCTGCCAGTATCATATAATGTAGTCACTGGTATGGTTTCTCATGAATGGCTAGCTATCATTCAGAATCTCCGACGACAAAAAAGTTCGGAAAAAACCCAACCAAAATATAAACTAGCAACCAAAGTTTCATATTTGACAGTATTCAAACCATTTCCCGAACAAAATACCAAAAGATTTGATGTTTGTTGTAGTAATTTAACAATGTTTGATATATAAAAATTGAAATTTATAATAACTAGTAAACATATTAAATTTAATATGTTTATTAATTAGTGAATTGTGTTATAATTCAACTTTGTAAAACCAATAATCATGAATAGTATTGATACAAATGAAAGTATTAATCAGGAAATGAATGATTTAATATACGCAAAAAAATTACAAGAAGAGGAATTTTATTCGGATTTATTATTTGAATTACTTGCAAATAAATTACCTTCTCGCGATGATAAATCATCAAAAAAAGAAGATAATAAATTTTCGGAAGAAAAAGAGAATAATAAGTTTTTGGAAGAAAAAGAAGATAATAAGTTTTTAGAAAAAAAAGATGATACATTTCCCAAAAAAGGCGAATCCGAAACCGAATTGGAAGATGAATTTGAAGATGATAATTATATCACCAAAAAAATAGATGAAATGATCACAGTATGTGGACTAAAAGAAATGCATGCTGGAAGAAAAAAATATAGTTATCATAATACGAATGGATTATATATGAATGATGCTTGCTGTTGGATTTATTATATAGAATCGGTGGTTCATTGTATTTATACTGGAATAATTACTGTGTACAAAAAGGATGGCGGTGATGATGGAGAAAAAGCATTAGAAATGATATGCAAACTAAACGAGAATCTCGGAAATATTGGTAGAATAGAGTGTATATATCATTTTCAAAAAATAAAAATTAATCCAAACAACAAACGTTTTATATGTTCTAATTTATTTTAATTTATTATTCCGTTTTGTGCGAATGTTTATAGGCGATTATACCAATTAAAATAGATAATAAAAGTAATACAAATATAACAATTAAAACTATCAAAAGTACTTCATATCTTTTGAAAAATGACTGATTAGCGGATGGCGGTTGTGGCGGTTGTGGCGGTTGTGGCGGTTGTGGCGGTTGTGCTATACTCTGTTGTTTCCAAGCTTGGTTACTATTTCCCATACACTCCCAAATTTGTAGTGGTGTTCCATTCTTTTGATTACCATTTGATAGATCAATACATTTTCCATCTGCATTTGTAATTGAATTTGCATTTATGGACCATTCTTGATCATTACCCTCAGTACAATCCCATAATATCAATCTGGAACCGTTTTTGGTGCTGGCATTAGAAACACCAATACATTTATTATTAAATACAATTTGTTTTGTTTGTGGATTATATGTAAAAGTTTGACTGGCATTACCTGTTACGCAATCCGAAGAAACAATCGGATTTGTATTTTTTGCAGCGCCGTTTAAAGATGTAATACACTTGCTCCCATTCGAAAATGTTGATTGGCTCATTTCTAAATATTAGTGAGTTATAAAAATTTTTTATAAGATGTAATGAATATTTGGTTATTAAAAAATTGAAATAATATATTATATCAGGATGAGTGCAGGTTTACCATATTGCGATAGTAACAGCTCTTTCGCTTACGCCTCTTTAAAAATATATGCGTTGTTATGTAATACTAAAACCACTAGCGGTTCTGTTATCTTTTTGCTCCTCAAAAATAGATAAAGAAAAACAAATGAAATGTTCGTATATTGATTATAGATATTGTATCATATGGATTTAAAAAAAAACTGTTTTATGCGTATCCATTAATATTAATGGATACGCATATATTTTTTGAGAGCCGTATCTTTTTTAGCAACGATCGTTGTTTTTGAAATTATATTGATAGTTCTAAAAATATAATTGTAATTGGATCAGCAATATATTATTATATAACAACGCCATCATTTTGATTTTCAATTTTTATAACATTTTTTGAGGCTTTTTTAAAGGTGCTGATTTGGATAAAATTGAAAAAAATGTAACCAATATGGTCCAATATTGAAGTTACTAACATTATTCGAAATGTGTACCATTTTGAATATGCCATTGGAAATTTTGGAACATATTTTTTATTTTTTAGATTTGCCTTCACAAATAAAATTGAAGACAACGTGCAGAACATTTTGTATTTTTGATATTACCAATTTTTGGGATTTAGGTGGTTTATTGAAATCTTCGGAAATAACTAATGAAATTCTACAAAAATATCCTAAAATTAAATATTTGAATTTGTATGACAATCGAAAGGTTAATAATATTAATTTTCTAACCCGTTTGTTATATTTAAATATTGGCGGGTTATGTATTATTTCGGATCAAGACATTGTTGACCACCGTAAATTAATATATATTAATTGCGAAAATAATTGCCACATTAAAGATTTATCCAACAAAACTAAAATTAAATATTTGGATGTATCGGGATATTGTGGAGTATCGGATGAAAATATATCACATTTGAATCTTATCGAAATCAACTTTGATGGCAATCATAAAATAACAAATCCAAAATGTTTGGAATCTAATTTGTGTTTGTAATTTTTTTCAATGACAAATATTTTGATTTATATTTTAAATATTTTTTACGGTATAAATCATTTCTATTACCGCCCGTAATAATTTGTTGTTCCGGATTAATATTCAAATATCGTTTTTCATTATAGAATTTGGTATCATAGGAATTTTTATCTATCGAAATAGTGGATGGAATTATGCTATTTTTTAATGTTTTTGCAAATGAACCCAAATAGGTTTCAGTTGGTTCTTGCAAATTATAATTAAGAATTCCTTTAATGGTTTCAACACGACAAACATCTACGTTTAATTCTTCAAAATTTTCATAAGATGTTCTTACGAGTATTGGATTGTATTCTTCTATAAAAATACTTTTGTCGTAATCAATGACTTCCCTAAACACATGGGTATTTTTCATATGCTTCAAAAATTCTTTATTTTCATTGAATGATGAAGGATTCTTAGTTTGCCAAATTTTTCGAATTAATGATCCGTGGGCAATACATAGAATGGATTGGGGTTTTTCAATATTGATTAGTTCAGGTAGTATTTCGCTGTAAAATTTGTAAATATTTGGGTTTCTGGTATTGTATTCTTCAGCATTTGGATCGCCCGTTGTAATTTTATTTTGATATATTTTTTCATATTTTTCTAAAATTTTAAAATTAACGGGTGGTCCTCTTTTGTAATTATCCAAATTTTTCATAATGCCAGTGTATTTTTGATAAAATATTGTATCCACAAATTTATTTTCCTCCAAATATTTGAGCGTATCCAAAATAATATTAATAGTATTTGGACATTCAATATATTTATTAACAAATTCATTTTTTGCTGTTTTTCCGACAGAAGGTTTACAAACCAGTACGTTTGTTATTTTATTAACTATTTTTTTAGATTCTGTTGAATTATCCAAAAGATATTCTCTGATTTTAAATAAATCGTTCATAATTTCAATGTCATCAAAATTATTTATCCAATTATTTTCTAACCAGTCTTTTATAAATAATATTCTTTGTTTTAAGGTTTTTGAATTAACCGCCACATTTTGGTAATCTGACCCAATATATTGAAATACATTTTGTACTTCACTGATATACGGTACCACATAAATTTGGGTATCTTCCATACCTCTACATGCCAACAGTGCGGTTGTAATTGTTCTAGTCAATGGTGAACATAAAATAATATTATATGGTTCTTGTTTTTTAATGTAATTAATTCCCAAAAGAATTGCATGTTGCATACCGATATATGATAAATTGGGCTCATATTTCCAACCAGCTTTTAATTGTGTTCGTAAACTAATTGGTCCAATATTTGATACTGCTTTATCCGCAAAATTCTGTTCGTATGGTAAATATCCTAATCGTCGTTTTGGATATTGGTCCATATCTATTATAATACCTTGATCATAATTAGCACAGGATTCACCATGTCTAACCCAATCAATTGTCATTATCGCACTTTTTATTTTACATAAATTATTTAGTTTGGTAATAATCTGTTCACTTTCAAAATTTTTAATTATTAGTGGACAAATAATTATTTTTTGTTCAATAGTTTTATTTGTCCATTGCGCATTTTGATCAAATAAATTGGATAATCCATCAAGAAAAGTATCTGGTAAAATATAAATATATGTGTCATTGGTGATATCAATATCCCGAATATCTGTTTTTGTATCAATAATTTCATTATTCTTATCTAAAGAATTTAACCATTCAAATGGCTCCATTGCTTCACGTGTCAATTCTATTTCGCTAGACAAATTTTTAAGCTTCACTGGCGCAGTATTTCCAATATTGTATGCTTTTGTACCAATAATTTTACTAACAATATCCTCAATTATATTTCCATCGGGAATATTTCTGACTTGGTATAATATCCATCTACATAAATAGGAAAAATCATATTTGGTAGCCTCACTAGTGCCAGAATAATTATTTTCCACAAAATATGATGTTGGTTTGGCAATTGATTCAATATTAATGGATAAATATTTGTGGGTTACTGGATAGGTATAACTGCGATCAAAATCAAATATTCTAATAAAATAGTTGGTTCTGATATTAAAAATTTTAATAATTTTCTCCCCGCTACGATCAGTCAAAATATATTGAAAATTAATTGGTTGTAATAATCTTTCAACAAAAATATTTCCAGTATGTAAATCATTGTGTATTAAACCAATACGATTAAAACATTCTAATGTGTATGCAATTTGTACCATTATTGCAATAAAATTATTGATAAAATCTTCTTGGTTTAATTGATCTCTGTATTGATAAATTAATGATTCTAGACTAATACTGGTATTTAATAATTCTAAAACAAATATTTTGTATGAATACAAATGTCGTAATGGTACCTGATTAATAGTATTTTCAAAATAATCTCCTAATTTAATTGCCTTTTCAATCAAATAGTTGTTATAAATGTTCGCATTATCTAATAAGCATTCACCGCTCGTAATCATTGACGAAATATTTGGCGTATTGTTATTATAAAGTAATTTGTTTGTAATTTGATAAATTTGGTATTCGTTATCAATAAAATTATTGTACGGATCCAATAACAAAGCATTGGATACAGCATTAATTTTTGCGAATGTCTGTTTATTTAATGTGCTAATAATATCCATTATTAATTTTAAAAGGACGGGTTTTAACACATATTTTTCATTAGAATTAATAGTAATATTATCAATAAATGCATCAATTGCTATATTATTATGGGTTAACTGTAAAGTATCGTATATATTATCCAAATTGATATTAATAAATTGTCTTGATCGGGAAGCTGATGTGACTGGTAATAATTTACCACGCAAAATAAAATCATTTTTACAATCAAAATGTGGTACCATTAATTTATTATCTATTATCATGTTTAGTAAAATTCTCCAATTTGGATCATTGTTTAATTTATTATAATTAATAGTACCATCAGTATTATAATATGATAGTACGCGGGAAACTATTTTATATTGCATTAATTCATAAACATTGGTACTTGGATTACAGTAATCCCAAATATAAGTAGAACCTTTTGAGGTATATTTATTTGTTGTGCAAGTTGGATTTGTAGCATTTTTTTCATTTATCATACATTTATCAATGCATAAATGATATTCTTTTTGGAATGTGGATATCGTACTAATCTGAAAATATCTTCCGGGGTACCTTTTATACGGTAAATTATTGGTATCAATAATTATTTCGGATGGGTTTGTTCCAATAATGAAATTATAAAAATCATTAATATTTTCTTTGAGAGATAAATTTTTAATAATGGTGAAAATATTAAAATTATTTTTCGACTCATAATATATTCTAACCGATTTATGTAATGGAGATTCTCCATAAAAATATCCACTAAAATAAATATTGGTGTATTCGCTGATATATTTGGTATTGAATATATCATAATCTAATTTATTTAAATTATTTAAAATTTCGTTCTTGTCTATTTTATTTGATGTTTCATTTAAAAAATCAATAGTTTCTTCAACGGATAAACGTTTTTCTAAATAATCTTTTAATTGTAATGATATATTATTTAATATTTTTTCCAAATCTGATTCGGTAAATAGTTGGCTGTAAATATTTTTGAAAAAATTGTAATTTTTATTAAAAAAGTTAAAAATATTTGGTTCCATTAACAAAGAAAGCATAAAAATATAAACGTCATATGATGCGTATAACGGTATATTTGTGATAATTTGTTCGACAACAGTATAATATCCATTCTTTTCGGGTAATAAATTTTTTTCATTGATAGTATTACGATTTGCGAAACGGATTCCATTATAAAATATGGAAGAATTTTTGAAATTTCCAATATTGAATACATATTTTTTTTTTATTTTTTTAACAAAAATATTATCAGTGATTAGATTTCCATGCACAAATCCATATTCATTAGATTTTAATACCAGAAGCCCATCTAAAATATCTCTAATAATATTTGTGATTAATTCTTCATTTATATCTACAGTATCCAAAAAATTTTTTAAGGATAATTCATAATATTTTTTTATTTGGTATCCATTATCATTTATAAAAAAAGTAATATAATTATCAATATAATTTCTAGGAGAAACATATTTTTCCGATAATATTTTTATTATCGTACTAATATATGTGTCTGTCATTATATTATTTCCAAAAGCATATAAATATCCATCCTTATTAATAATTTTTTCATTATTATTAATTAAATAACTATTTTGTTTCATAGATTGGGGTAATAAATTATTATCATCAAAAAAAAGTATTCGAAATGACAAACTTGCTTCTTTTGGTTCATTATAATCATACAATAAACATTTAATATCTCCAATTGTTACTTCCTGATATTGATCTTTTATCACGGCTGATTTTTTTACCAATAGCGCAAGATTTGCACTATTCTCGTAAAAATATTCGTTAATTTCATTAATTGCATCAAGATTAGTAGATTTAGCATTTGTTATCAACGGTGTAATCGTATTTAATTTAGATAATGCTTGTATATATTTTTTTGTTTTCGAAAGATCATAAAATGTTTTCTCTAATTCTTCTTCATTTTTATTAAGTTGGATGGATAATAAATATTCAATCATTGTTTCTTCCTCAAAATCAATTCCGGAAGTTGATTCCATTTTAATATATATATATATATATATGCAATAAAGTATTATTTATTTTTTTAATAAATAATATTTTATTTACAATCACGGACAAAATATTATTTTTGGTAAAAATAAAATAAATATTATGGTGTAATATATATCATGGCTAGCATAAAAAATAATGATATTATTTTTATTACATTTCCAGCATTACCGAATCCCACGATTGTTAATGGTACCTATAACATAGACAATATTGGTGTTGGTCCGAGTACATCCCAATCCAATATTTTGAGTGCTGATCCCTATAAAATAATTGTGAATAATAAGGATAGTTCTTATGTCATTCATGATGGGGATACCATTCAATTACAAAGAGTGAATGATCAATCCGGATTAGTTTGGGGTCGATTTCCTACATTAGTATTTCCAATAGTATTTCTTCGTAAAAATGATAGTTTTGCAAATTGGAAAATTAATTTGGTCAATAAAACATCAAATATTCTTACATATGGTAGTCAATTGATATTAATCGGCAAAGATAATTTTAGTCCATATTGCGATAGTAGTAAAAATATTGTTACTTCTTTGCCAACTAATAATGTTTCGTCTAATGCGAATATGTCATTTTTACCGGGATCTATTAAAAAAACAATTTCTGAAGATGAATAAATAATTTATAATTATGATCCTGGCAATGCTCCGGAAGAAACAATAATTTATTTAAATATTGACAAAACATCGTATTTAAAAATAGAACATTTGCCCAGTGAATTACAAAAGCATACCATGGAAAATTTTAACAAAATGTTTAATTTACATCCAAATGAAAGACATAAAATTATCATGCATTTAAATGAAGTTAATGTAAATAGATGGCAACAAAGTTATCTAAAAACACCGGAATATGAACTAGATACATTAAAACATCAAAGTTATATGTATTCGGGATTTGATACATCAACTAATAATAACCAATTACCCGATTTGTTTCAAAAATATTATGACTACATGAAATCCACGAATGATAAATATAACCAAGTGGTGGTAAATTGGTACGAAAATGAAAATGATCATATAGCATATCATAGTGATTGCGAAATTGGAATGATACCAAATGCTGAAATTTCGATTATATCATTGTATGAAAAAATGGATGATAATTTAAAAAATTATAGAGTATTTAGCATAATTCCAAAAAATAAAGAAGTAACAGCCCTACACGAAAAAATTAATATAATATTAAGACCGGATATCATAATAACAATGTGCGGACAAACACAAAAAGAATTTAAACATGGTATCGAGCAAACAGAAAATAAGGTAGTACCAAGAATTAGTATATCATTCCGCCAATTTGTATAAATCAACAAATTAAAATTTTTTTTTAAATTCTTTTAATCCAAGTATTTTATAACAAATATTAATAATTTATGTTAAAAAAAAAAAAATAAGAATTTATAGGACAGGCATTAGTGTTTGAATTTTAATCATAAATATTTAATATTTTTATTGGAATTATGTATAAGGTACTCGATTAAAATAATATGTATTGTTTATATATAAACCTATGGAAAAAAACTACAAAAATAAATATGGTGACATTGTAAGAATCGATCCCACAAGAGGGAATAACAAATGTCGGGAATATGACAAATGTATAAAATGCCGAAAATATGATGAATGCGATAAAAATAAAAAATGTCGTGTTTATCCCAACGTTTGTAAAAACAGAAATTTTAGGGATGATAGTTCATCATTACGATCTATTTTGGGGTTATTGGAAGAAAAACAAAATCGATGTATTAATGCCCAAAAAGTCAATGCCGAAGAAATAAAGTATATAAATTATTTATACAGTGGTTCATTCCAGAAAGGATTACAACATGATAGAGTTAATGGTCGTTTGGTATCTAGTCAGGATTATGAAACCATGGTAAATGCTATTGTAAAAAATGACCAAAAATTATTAGCCAATGTACCATTAGCCACTGGATCGACAGTCAAATTGGCAAATCCATTGGCATCGTTGGCTACAGTACTAGAAGGCGCACCACAATGTACTCTTCGTATAGATATACCTCCGGCACTATCAACTAATTCTGCTGCGGCCGAGATGTTGGAAATATATGCTCAAGTTATAGCCAGAGATGTACCATTTATTAATTATGATACTGATCCAACAATAGCTTTACTATTGAAAAATGAATATTTAAATAATTCAGTTTTATTGGCGAATTTGAAATATAACTGTCCAGGGCCATTTACAACAAAAACAATATTTCGGGGTAATACAATAGGTGAAACAGTTGGTCCTTACATTAGTCAACTGTTTTTATTAAATATTCCGGAAGGCGCTTTGTTAATTCCGCAAAAATATCGTTCCCCGCCATCCAGAGCTATTGCCCAAGCAGATGGTTTTCGTGTAGAATGGGGTGTTACTTTAGGAGAAGCGGTTGATATGGTAAATGGTAATCTTAATCTTCTTCCACCTATCACACCTCCAAACCAACTGGTTGCTCGTTTTATTAATGATGGTCGTACATTAGCAGAAGCAGTTCACAATGATCCACCATACCAATTCTTTTTTCAGGCCAGTCAAATTTTGTTAGCATTGGGTGCACAGCCGAATCCAGGATTCCCTGTTTATCCAAACCAAACCGGATTCGTGACTAATTTCGGAATTGCATCAATCCAAAGTGCATTAGCAGACGTGACATCGTACTCCCTTAAACATACATGGTATTGGAAATGGCAGCATTTTCGTAGACTCAGACCGGAAACATTTGGTGTATGGGTAAATGATGTAAAAAATGGATTAGTATCAAATAAAAATAATTTTGATTTAACTAATTTAATTTTAAACAGTCCCATCCTTAACCAAATATTGGATATCAATAATTCATGGGTTCCGAATAGCAATTCCTATACTTTGCCCCTGGCTTACCGAGAAGGATCACCACTGCATCCATCATATCCTGGTGGACATGCAGCTATTGCAGGTGCATGTATTACTGTTCTCAAAATCTATTTTGATGCGGAACAACCATGGCTCAAATTACCGGGTGTTGTTACTGGTATATTATCGGGTATTCCCAATTCTATTGTCCAATCAAATGAAAATGGCCTTAATCTTGTGCCATATACTGAACCAGATGCAAATCTAATAACAATTGCGGGTGAACTTAATAAATTGGCTGGAAATGATGCTAATGGACGCGATTGGGCAGGTATCCATTACAGATCCGATTGGATACAAGGCATAGTATTGGGTCAAAAAGTCGCTATTCATTACATGGAGGATTTACTGGCATCCAGTATAGAAAATAATTTGGATGGTTCTCCACCAGAAATTACATTTACGGGCATATTTGGAGATAAAATAACTATTAAACCAACGACCTGCAGAAACCTAAAATATTAAATACATGCATTATCATACATTTTTTAAATGTGCGGCTGATAATTTAAAAAAATTTATAGAATATTCAGCACATCCTCGCGCCAATTTATATAAATATGCTATTATAAAAATATGTATGAATATCTTTGTTGCATACTAACAATATTATTGATTAATAATATTATTAATAATTGTTCATTTATTCATCATTATCGGATTTATTATCATCAGATGAGGAAGATGGTGATGTGCTAGTATCATCATCGCTATTTGTTTTAAAATCATCAATCAAATAATCCAAATGTTTTAAAAATTTTTTGAATAAAGTTTTTGATTTTGGCTTATCCTTTATAATATTTAAAATTTGTTGTTTGATTTCATTAAGATCTTTGCCAATTAAATCGATTTTTAATTTTTCCATTTTTGCGAGTAAATTTTCAACTTCAGGCCACGTGAATTGTTTGCTCAGCGCCCAAAAAATTTTGTCTTTTCGATTTTCTGGAATGTTTTCATTTGGCATTTCGGATGCATGACGATTATTGTATAAATGAATTTTTATGCGTTGAATTAATTTTTTATGAAAGTAGTAATGTTTTTTGAATCCATAATAATGGTAATACCTTGGAATATGATACAATGCCTTATTACCAAGAAAACATCTGAATTTATCAAAAATCATTTTAATTATTATTGATTTGGAATCGATAATATCACTCACCGCATTGTTCATCATTTCCTTGATCCATTTTTCTCCATTATGAATATCAATATGATTTTTGTTAAGATTTCCAAGATAAATATTATGGTACGAAGGTTTATTAGGATTTAGATTAAGATGATCAAGTAAAGCACTATGAGGAGAATCTTTGGATGCTAAAGATAAATATTGTTCGAATAATGTTAAATCATTGAGACCATTATAATCATATGGATGTATATGTATAACTGGTTGGATAATAATTGGATTATTGATTATATTTTGTGTTTGAATATTATTTTGTGTTTCTACATTCGCGATATTATGATTTCCATGTGCTTCCATATTTATTTGTTTATTGTGGTCTCCATTAAATTCCGCATGAAATGTTTTATTATGTCTTTTTAGCGAGTCATCTCTTGTAAATTTTTTTTTGCACATATCACAATACAATATTTTGCTATTTTTGTTAGAATTTCCGTGTAATTTGTTATTCGACATACTTAAATAACACGGAATTTTACGATTCAAATGATTTTCGAAATCATGTTGTCTATCAGTTTCATATGGACAATTATCGCACTTAAATTTTCCCATTTGAATTAATATTTATTGTGATTATATTTTTAAATGAAATTGTCTTAAATTATTATAAATGAATAGACTAATATTTTTTCCCCGCCGCAATTGCATAAATAAACAACCAATGATAAAAACCCCATTGCAATTGCATAAATAAACAGTCAAGAATAAAAATTCCGCCACAATTTGGATAGCGGAAATCGACATTCCAAAAAACCTTAAAAAAAAATCATTTCAATAAAAATTTATGTTCATAAAATAAAAATTATTTATTATTTTTATGCCCATAAAAAATCTCAAAGAATAGATTTTTTTTAAACTACATGATGTATACGTGTATGTAAAAACAGAGGTTGATGAAATGTGATCATTTTAATTGTCTAGAAAACAATTAATATTTAATGCATACATTTAACATGTCTAATTCATTAGCTTATTGTTTAATAAATATATTAAAACACAATAATATTAAAAACTGATTTTTATTATTCAAATAACAAATCTGCTATCGATATTCATTAATAAATGAATATTTTGGTCAAAAAACTCAAACATCGTGTTAATAAATATTATGTTCGTAATAAAAAATATACTGAATCCGATTTCATTAATGGTATTATTGAAATTATTCAAATGGTATTTATTGGAGACGTTATAATGAAAAAATTAAGGGATCATATTCAAATGCAAAACGTAACAACTATTGTAAATGGAATGTTTATGAATGTTTGTACAGAATTATTTTATTATCATAAATTTTTCTATTATGTTCCAAAAAATAAAACATTTATTAACACTGAAACATTGAGAATTAAACGTAACAATAAATGTTAGCTGATGCTATATATAATAATAATTAGAATTTTTATGAAATTCTAAAAAAAAAGAATATATACTAAATGACTGATGTAAATATTAGAAATTATAAAAACATTTGCAAAGTCAAATTATTGACACAACAAAAAAGCAAATACATTAAGAATCTAAATAAAAGAATTGTGATTGAAAATCAATAAAATCATATAGTGGTTTTTATTATTAGCTTTATCATTTTTAGTCAACAATAAAATAACTTAATGAAACTCAAATGGATTTCATTATGCTTATAATATTTATGATTTTATAGATACACATCTTATAAAAATAATTACTATTAAAAAATAGATAATACATATAATATTATTATGTATTATACATATTAATTATTTCCTTTGATCATTGGATGTAATTTTTTATTATGTCTCGACAACGAATCTCTTCTAGAAAAATATTGATCACAAGATTTGCAATAATTTGTTTTGTCTTCTTTTATAAGTTTGTGTGGTTTATTTATATTACACGGAATTTTACGATTAAGATGATCATTAAAATGAGTTTCATTATCGGTTTTATATAAACATCGAATACATTTAAATTTTGCTGATATCAAAATTTTTCCTGGAATATTATCATCATTATTATTATTATCATTATCATTATCATTATCATTGTCACTATCATCATTATCACTATTATTATGATCATCATTTGTTTCAATTATATTATCAATGGCATTAATAAGTTTTGATAATTTTAATATTATCCATTCTGTTTTTATATTATCCTCGTCACGAATTAAATATTCATTAAGTTCTGATTTTATTTTATTTTCAAACCACACAAAATTATTTACAGGTCTAAAATAATATATAATAGGATCAATCAAATAAGTTCGATATCTACTCAATAATTTTCGTTGAGTTCCTGTGTGTCTTCCGATTTTATATTTATTTATTTTTGATTTTTTGAGAGTTGATATAATATATATTGATTCCATTGGACAAGTTTGATGTCTACTTAATCTTTTTTGAATTTCTGTGTGTTTTCCAACTTTGCACTTATTTTTTTTTGATTTTTCGAGACTTGAAATAATATATATTGTTTCCATCATATAAATATAATAAGGATTAATATTTATATGATGTTTATAATATAAACAATCAACGATATTTTTCTGCCACAAATTGAATAACATTAGTATGTCCATTAAAAAAATATCGATATAACAGAAATTTTTTGATTTAATTTTAAATGATATTTCCATATCTGTCTTTTTCAAATTCCGTTGATTTATTCATGATTGATAATTATTAAATATGTATATCACTGATATACATATTAACAATTATTTTTTTGGAACCCAACTCTAATAGCCATGTTTCCAAAGCCATTCCGTTACATCATAATGATTATTTTCATCATAATGATTATTTTCATCATAATGATTATTTTCATCAGCCAATATACTGGCCTGGTTATTCCATTTAGCATTGATCTCATGTAACCATTCTAATATATACAAATGTCCATGACTAGCAGCTTCAACAAATGTCCACT